CTCCTTGGTAAGAGAGACGATGTTTTTGCCATATTCGAAGAGCATCATCGCGGTCTGCACCGGCGGCTTCCCCCAGCGGTAAACTCCATCCTGCATATAGCCGGACGCGGAGACGCCCCAATGGTGGTTGATTCCCTCGATTGCCGAAAGAGCCGTCCCGTTGATGACCGGATAGACCCGCTGCGGGTAGACGGCGGAGGAGAGCTCCAGAGAGGGGATGCCCGCCGCCCGGCAGCAGTACCGGACCACCTCCTGCGGGGTTGCTCCCGCAAAGCTGTGATTGAGCGGGGTCAGCGCCAGCCGGAGGGCGGCGTCTCGGAGACGAACCTCCCTGACGCTGCCGGAGCTGGCAAAGTCTGCGGCGAGCAGGCCCTCGAAGACCTTTGTAAAGCTGCCGCTGTACCCGAGGTAGAGGGCGGCGGCATCCATCCGCTTGAGCTGCACCGCATCCCCCAGCGGGCGGGTGAAGCGTACCGTCGCCCAATCGCTGGGCGAATCATCGCTGCTGCAGATCGTGAGGGCGACGCCCTGTTTGAAGGTATAGCTGCCGAGCTGCGCCGCCGCGGCCGGGTAAAAGCAGTCCATCATGGCGCTACCTCCCCGGATCGAAGATCGGGCTGCTTGCCGTCTTATCCTCGATTTTCGGTGCCCCGCCGCGCGAGCTGTCCAGATAGCTTCGGTAGTCCTCGGTGAGATCGGGCGCCGCGCCGCCGGCGCTTCCGGATGAGCTGACCGTTGCCGTCACCGGCATCGGGATGTATTCCCAAAGCTCCAGCTTCGCGGCATACTGGTCGCTTTTGTTGGTCCGGCTGTGCGAAAAGTCCTTGAACAGGACGGTGGAGAGGCCGATGGCGGCGGCCTCCGAACAGACCAGCGTGAGAGGGACGGGCACGATCTGTCCGGACGCCTTGAAGAGATTGTTGATCCGGGTGAGCTTCTGCAGGGCGGTTTCGTTCGCGGTGGCGTCGATGATCAGCTCGATGGTGACCTTTGCATCCTCGTAGCCGACCGCCTGCTTCGGCTTGACCGCCGAGCCCTCGACCTCCACCTCGTCGATGGCGGCGGCGCATTTGATCTCCAGCTTTTTGACCAGTCCGGGGAGCGTAACGCCCCCGAGCCGGATCAGCTGATCCTCCTGATATATCATTCGCTTCCCTCCCCGGAGACAGTGATATCGATTTCGGGGACGCTGTTGGTTTCATCCTCCAGCTCCTCGAGCAGCGCCCTGAGCTTCTGGATGTCCTCAATGTCCTTCAGGCTGATGGCCAGCACCAGCTTCTCGATGATAAGCTGACGTTCGCCGTCCGCGCCGGTCAGACCCTGTACGGCCCCTCCCTGCAGCTCCACCGCCTTCTCCATCGTCTGGGCGGGCAGGTCTGCGGTTTGCTCCATGCCGTCCCGGAAGGTGGTGAAGACGCGGGAACCGGACAGGGTGAGATCCGAAAGCGGGCCTTCCTGCGCGTCTGAGAAAGGCAGCAGCTTACGGATGCGGCTCAACGCTCCGCGCACCGCCTCAACAGGCGCTTCCACCATGCTCCTGATCCCATTGGTGAAGAAGCTCAGGATATTCGCGCCCATCTGCTGGAACCACTCGGGCAGCCCGATAAAGAAGTCCTTCACCCGCTGGATGCCGGTCATGAAAGTCGTACTGATATTGTTCCACAGATTGACCATAAAGGCGCTAATCTGATCCCAATGGCTGATGATCGCCATCGGAATGCTGATGAAGGGGAACAGCGCTGCGACAGCCTCCTGCATCCATCCGGGCATCCCCTCGAAGAGGCCCCGAATCCAGTCGAATCCGGCGCGGATGCCGCCCACGAATGCGTTCCATGTGTCTCTGCACCACGCAGTGACCAAATCCCAGTTGCGCCAGAGAAGGATGATGGCGGCTATCAGGGCGATGATGCCAATGACCACCCATGTGACCGGGTTGGCCAGCATAGCCGATGTCCATGCCCAGGTTTTCGCAATCAGGCCGGGGAATGCCTTGCCCATCACAGCGAGCTTGTCCCCCATTAGCATAGCAGCAATTCGTGAGTAATCCCACAAATCGGTCAACAACTTAAAGCTTTTAGTGGCCCCAACGACTATGCTGCCGATCCCTGCAAATCCGATTTTGGCGGCTCCCATCACAGCCATGAGGACTCCGAATGCCATGACGGAGTACATGATCGCACTCACAAGATGGGGATGCTTTTCAGCCAGACTGGATATGGTCTTTGCACAGCTATCTAATACCTTTAAAAGCTTAAAAAACTGAGGCAGCATAGCGTTACCTACCGTTTCAAGTGTGGCTTGCATCTGCTGCTGTAAAAGCTGCCAGCTCTGCCCCGGCGGGGCGTTGATGGTGTTGGCCATCTCCTCGGTGATCTTGGTTCCCTTGCCCATCGTGTCGTAGAGGGTGAGGATGTTCCCTTGCAGGTCGTCGATATTGCCGTAGAGCAGGTCGATCAGCTTGACCGCCTCGATCGTGCCAAATGCCTTCTGCAGCTCTACTTTATTCGCCGCCGTCATTGTCTCCCCGAACTTACCCTTCAGGAGACCGAGTACCTCGGGCATCGATTTGAGCTGCCCGTTGGCGTCGGTGAACTTGAGACCCAGCTCCTCGCCGGCCTTGGCAGCGGACTGAAGGAAAGCGGTATACTTTGTCCCGGCCTCGCTGCCGCCCATTGTGGCCTGCAGCATGCCAAGCACCGAGAGTTGCTCCTCCAGCGGCACATTGGCCTGCGTGGCTGTGCCGCCCAGCGCTGAGATCGCGCTTGCCATCTCGCTGCCGTTTGTCTTGAACTGCTTGACGCTCTGGGAGATCCCGCCCGAGAACATTTCGGCAAACTCGATATCGCTGAGGTCCTCGTAGTAGCCCTTGTAGATGCCATATCCGGTGGCAAAGAGGTCGGTCATCTGGCCGATCGTTGCCTTGGTGGCCTTTGCGGTCATACCCGCGAGCCGGGTATATTCGGTGACCCCTTCATCCGTCAGGGAGGCGATGCCCGACTTGATGTCGTAGGCGGCGGAGATGAACTCTGCCTTGCTGGTACCCGCCCAGGTGGAAGTAAACTGCTTTGCGGCGTCCTCTACCGCCCCGAGACTTTCCACCCCGAGGGAAGAGAGCTCCGCCAGAGCATCCTGCGTCCCGAAGATGGATTTCACCGGGGCAGCCATACCCTTGGCAATTTCCGTCCCGGTTCCTACGAGGACGACGCCGTCGCGGGCACAGGCAGCCATACTGGTGGAAAACTGCTGAAACTTATCGGTTGTTTGACCGACCGAACGCTGTATTTTCGCGGCGGGGCCGCTCATCCGATCAATCATGCTGACAATCATCGAGAGCTTAAAGATGGATTCCAATGCCATTTTTGTTTCACCCCCTTGCATTTGAAGTCAAATTTGCTATACTGAAATAAAAGACATATCGAGAGGTGCAAAGCTATGTTTGGACTTTTTGCTGATATTCTCGGAAATCCACTGGTTTTTGTGGTCTTGGTTGTGATCGGATTTGCTTTCCTGTTCTTCCTGCTCTTGGCTGCGGCTTATTTTGTGGCCTGTGCCATTATGCTGGTTTTCTGTATCCCTTATACTTTTTGGCGGGCCAGGCCCGCTGCACAGGAGGTCCCTGTCATTGAACTTCCGGGAATGCGGGGGGCCTTTCACGAAATGGCAAATGCCGCCCGTTTATACCTCCACTGGATGACAGGCAGGCCGCACAGCATCAAATCCTTTGCGATCCGATAGACTTCAGGCTGTGAGCCGGGACATTGTTCCCGGCTCATTTTTCTTTCTGGAAGGCTCTCGCAACGCCATTGGTGACGATGCGCTGGAAGTCCTGCTCTACGATCCGGGCCTTTGCCTCCCACTGGCAGAGCTCCTCGAGGTCGCAGGCCCCAAGCTGCTCATCGGTGACATAGGGCAGGAACGCCCGGATGTGCAGGCAGAACGACTCATATACGCTGCCCTCAATGGCAGCGATATGATCCTCTATAACTTTTTTACCGAGATATCCTTCGAGAGGCCCAGCAGGGCGAAGAGCTTGTCGGTCAGGCTCATCGCGATCGCCGGGTATTCCTCGATGTCTGTAGCCAGCGCGTCAAGCTGCTCGGGGACGATGTTATCGATCACGAAGGCGCGGGTTGCCTTGGTCGGACTGTTGGCGCTTGTCTTCACGAAGCGGTCGTAGCTTGCCATCGTCGGCTTGCGGAAGAGATAGCTGCGCTTCTCGGTGGTATCGTCGTCGAGCTCCAGCGTCACATCGACGGTGTAGAGCTTCTCATACTTGGCCTTGATTGCGTCGAGGTCAATCACGTTACTCATGGATTTTCTCTCCTATCTTTTCTTTTTTGCCATTTAAGTTGGAATTTGGAATTACAGGGCCTTTAGCCCGTCGCGGACGATTTGTCCGTAGACGAGAAATTCCACCTCGACGGTGAGGCTCTTGTCGCCCTGCGCCCCCTTGTTGGTCACCTTGCTGGGGGTCAGGCGGTTGATCACATCGTTGCGGATTCTTTCGCCGTCTTTGGCATAACCTTGCTGGAGAGCCGGTATCCCGTCCGCCCGAAGGTGAGCTGTCTGGTCTTACCGCCCAGCTCGGGCCGGTGATCATCCACAAACGCCTTAATGTCCCGCTCCAGCGACCGGACCTTGTCCCGCATCGGGCGTGTCATCAGCTCGGTCTCCGTCTTGATGTCGGTGATCCGGCGGTTCATCTCGATTTCACTCTCGTCGATCAGGTTCTGGCATTCACCGATCTGACGCAGCGCCCCGTCTACCTCCTGCCAGCTTTTGATCGCGGGTTCGCTTTTTACTTTCTGCCTTGCCAT